ACGCAGGCTTTTGAAGTACGCGTGTCGTAGGAACGCCATTAACCATTACATTTTCTTGATTAATTAAGTTTGGTTTTAATTCGCCAGCACTTGCGCCTTGACTAGCTAACTCAGGTACGCGTTGATCTACAGGTAAAGAAAGTAAAACTTGCGTTCTGCGCTTAACTGCGGCTTTTTCTTGTGGCGAAAACAAAGGTGATGCTTCAACATCCTCTGCATACGCCATAATATTAGCGTCAGACGGACGTGTACTTAAGTCACGCATCATACTTTGCATCATGCTTTGTTTTTTATCTGCGGCTTCAACTTGTGTTTTTTGTCCGGTGTAGCCCAAATTTGTAGCTTCAATGTCTAATTTTTTTTGTTCTGCTACGGATTTTAAATAATCGTTATAGCCTTTGACATCACCTTTAGCGTAGAACGCATTTCTAATAGCTGTTTCATCATTAGATTGCGCGAGTGCATTTTTAAACTGTTCAGCTTCAGCCACGCCACGCGTGTACTCGTCCATTTTCATCTTATTAAGTTGATTGGACTGAACAGCATTTTGCATCTCGTACACTTTCGCCATTTGATTGATGGGCGATTCTAACTGCACAGGTTTAACGCCTAAAGCAATACTTGGGTCTATAGCCATAATTAATTATCCTTTAAATAACCATTCCACCGCTTACGGACGAATAGTAAGGGGTTGCGCCAACACCGCCGATAGCGGCGGCATTGCCACCTTGCGGAAATATTCTGTTTAACATTTGGTTTTGACCGTACATGTTAGCTACATTGCCTAATGCGTTAGACCATGCGTTAGCTGATCCAACGTAACCTGATGCGCGGGCGTTACCTGCGTTCATGTACGCGTCGCCAGCTTGGTTGGCATAGTTCTGACCCGCTGCACCTACTTGATTAGCGGCAGTCTGACCTGACCCCATTAGACTTTGTAGCGGGTTAAGTTGATTAGAACGGTTAGTTTGGTATCGATTGAACGCGTTGGTGTACTCTTGTGACGCCATGTCTTGACCGTAACGTGTAGCACCACGTAATGTGGCACCTGACAACAAGCCGCCCCTAGACGCTGCCGTACGATCTAACGCTTTCATGCCTTCTGACATACGGAACGCATAGCCTGGGTCTTGTTGAAAATCAGCCATGCTAAAGTCTTTAGCATACTTACCGCCAGCATTAGGAGATAGCCCCATGTAGTCTAGCAGTTTGTTTTGCGCCGAAAGCCCTGCCTCACGGAAGGGCGCTTGCAATTCAATTTGTTTATCAAACTGTTCTTTTTGTAGGTCTGCCGCATAATCGGCTGAGGCGGCTTGAGTTCCAGCCGCTTTATTAGCGGCCTTTGACGCCAACGCTCCGCCTGCAATTGATCCTGCGGCAGCTAATCCGCCGCCGATAAGTGCTGCTGCACCTGCTGATATACCAAAAGACATATTAACCCTCTATACTTTCTATTGCTGAGTTAGCAATAAGTTGTTTATTATCTTTACCACCTAACAATTCAGACGCTTTAGATTCTGATAATAGTTCTACTAGCTTATCCACGTCAGTTTCATCTGTTGCAAAAAAATTAGTCCATACTGAATCTTCTAACGCATACGCCGCGTTCTTAGTACCTGGCATTACGGTCAGTATATGAGGCGCAGAAATTATAACTGTACCGTCATCCGTTACTAACTGCAACTTGCCTTGCGATAAAACTGCTAAATTCTGTATCTTATGTACCGCCCCTGTAAGCACCGTGCCTTTAGGTATTGTTATTTCTCTAGCATAAACATTAGGTGCAAAATGATGCCGTATTGGGCAGTCTACTTGAGGAACAGATGCAATTGCATCTTCAAGTTTTTCAATCTTAGTTTGCGCAACTAAATCCATTAATGTACAAACTCCACAACATAATATATTACTATACCTAAACAGCCACCTAGCGTAGTCGCAACCCAATCCCATACATCTGATGTATGATTAGGATGCGTATAATCATACCACTCTTTTGCGCCTGCTACGATAGCTACAAGCAGTAAAGCCCAGTATCCTATGAAGAAATACGCTACAAGTGCCAAGATAGCGCCTGTATTAAAGTGCGCTTGTTTATCCAACGGCACCGGTATGCGTGGGCTGGACAACTTCATTAGTAATGTAAATAGTTTTTCTATCATACTATGCTCGTTATAATTCCGTCAGTGACGGTAACTGTTTTTAAATCAACGGTAGTAAAGCTACCCGTTGCGCCTATGTCTTTAACGGCTATTGTACCCAGCCCTAAGTTAGTTCTAGCCGTAGCTGCACTGGCTAAATCGGATAAGTTGTTAGCCCTGTACGCATAGGTTGTGTCCGCACCTGTTGCAGTCACGCCTAAATTAGTCCTGGCTGTGGCTGCGTCGGTACCGCCAGTGCCACCGTTAGCTAAACCTAATGTACCTGCAAGCGTAACCGCGCCTGTCGTTGATGTGCTAGGTGTCAGCCCTGTAGCGCCTGCACTAAACGACAACACGCCCGTGTTGGCTATGGTGACGTCACCAGTTGCGCCTGATACGCTGATGCCTGCGCCTGCAATATTAGATAGTACACCGGTGTTGGCTATGGTTATTGCGCCAGCGCCATTAGTAATGCCTATGCCTACGGCAGGCGTTAAAGTGTTAAGCACGTACCCATTAACCGCATCGCCTATTAATAGTTGCCCGTTAGCAGGCATTGTTCCCACGCCTGTACCGCCGTTAACAATCTGCACTATGCCTAGATTAGATCCTACAATAGTATAGATATTGTTAAGAAACCGAAACCATTGGTCTGATACAACGCCTGTCTGTGGATCGACAAGCGTAACCCTAGGCGCAGGGATGCGGGTAATATTAAGCATTAGTTCCGCTGATAATTAATTCAGCGCCCATGATAGCTATTTTAACCGGATCAGTGCCTGACACTTCATAGACGCGGTCACGTAGTTTTTGTGTCATGCCAAGACGACGCCATATACTACGGAAGCCGTATTGACCGATCCTACCCATTGAAACCCAATGCTCGTTAGACCAAGTGTGACCGCCATCATCAGCCCAGCGTAACATAATCTCAGGGTTAGCGCCTTCTACTGTATACACAGACACTAATATCAAGTCGCCGGACTCAGTAGTAAGGTCGTTGTTGGACTCTGTGGCTAACACGCCTGTTAGCGGGTCAAACGGGTCGATACCGTTTAAGCCTACGCCTGACTCAATTTCTAATTGAAGACTGTGTTGAGCAGTACGTTTTAAGTTGTTCTGACCGCTAGGCAGCGCTCTCCATGAGCGTAGCCATTTTTGAGGGTTGTTGTTGTCCGCGTAAACATCTAAGTCAAACTTGTAGATGTTACCGTTCTCGTAGTCGCCGACAAGGGTTGTAGATTGGAAGTTACACTGACAATTTGAACGATGGCGCGTGAACTCACCGTTAGTTAAGTAGGCACGTTCATGCCACGCGCCAGTAGCGACATCGTACACCCATGTGGCGTTGCCAGTAGGAAACGATATAACGTAGAACGCATGACCTTCTTGTTGGTATGTGTAAGCCACAGCGTCGGATATATCTGTGTAACCTTGTACAGCATATTCAATAGCGTGGGTTGACACGCGTTGTGCGGCGTAACCGTTAGACCTGTAAATAACACCGAAGCCCCGAGGGTCGTTGCCTAACCAAAACAATGAGTTATCTAGCTTTGCTACTGAATATGGTGCGATACAGCCAGTCTCGTTAAACGCGCCTTGAATAGGTGTTAACGGAAAGTCGGTAGCACCGGAGTCATACCAAACTTCTGTCGTGTCTGTACCAAATACCCATAGCTCACGGTGGATAGAGTTGACGGCTACAACGCCGTCAGGTGAACCTTCGGCACTGGCAAAGTCTAGCGGATCGACAGATGTACCATCTAATAGCTGTGTAATCCATATCTTTTGGCTGTCAGGCTCGTTGTATACAAAGTATCCGTCAAGATACGTAACAGTGCCTGCGCCAGTAAAGTCAGGGTCTGTTATTTGCGCGAATACGTTAGTGACTTCATTGTATATGTAGCCGTTAGGATTGGCTGCAATAAAGATTTGTATACCATTATCAGCAAACGTAACGGGGCCTGACCCTGCAACATCGCCTAATTTTACATAGGTATAGTTAGGGTATATTTTATAGAACTCAGTGCCGGACACACAATACGCATCGGCGCCGTTTGTTTGATGCGCCCAAAGCCCACGAATGGGGCCTGAGCCAATCGTTACTAATTTGTCTAGCCCAGGCGCACGATTAAGATAGCCTATCTCAAGACCGTTTTCAGGTGTTTGTTCCGGAAACAAGTTAACCATGCGGTTGTCCGCGGCGTTAATTGACCTAGCTACATAAGATTGACCTAAGATTGGCGTTTTCATTAGTTACTCGCTACGATAACCCAGTTTGTACCATTGCTTTGTAAAAGCGCAAATTTACCCGCAGTTGCCGCAAGGATAGCTGTACCGGCTGCACCGCCAGCAATAGGCACCACGTTAGCCGATGCTGAAACTACAGTACCTGCAAATTGCGTAACGACATGAAGTAGTCTGCCAGTAAAACTAGCAGGCGCAGGAAGCGTATAAGTTGATGCAGCCGTAGTCTGAATAATTGTATAATCTGTCGCTAATACAGTATAGGTAGCGTTTGCATTAGTTACAACACTAGTTGCCAACGTAGTAAACTTACCGGTGCTTGCCGTAGTTGCGCCAATTGGAACGCCATCTATTGTTCCTGTACCGCTACCAGTAACAACAGGGTTGGTAATTGTAGGCGCTGTACCAAACACTAACGCGCCGGTACCAGTTTCATCTGTAACAGCCGCAAGTAGATTAGCAGACGATGGCGTAGCTAAGAACGTCGCAACGCCTGTACCTAATCCGCTAATGCCTGTAGCCACTGGTAAGCCAGTAGCGTTAGCTAGTGTGATTGTAGGCCCTGTAGCGAATACTAATGCGCCTGTACCTGTTTCATCGGTTACAGCGGTTCGCAGATTGGCGCTAGAAGGAGTTGAAAGGAACGTGGCAATACCTGAGCCTAGGCCTGAAACACCGGAGGAGATAGGTAAGTTGGTACAGTTAGTTAACGTACCTGAGATTGGCGTCCCTAATGCTGGCGCTGATAACGACACATTAGTAAAGAAGTTAGCGATTGAAATTTGTTTCGTTACGCCACTTTGAACAAAAGGTAACACATCGGCATTTGTAGTCGAGGTGGTTGATGGTAGTTCTGTAATGGTTACATTAGCCATGATAGTCCTTAGTAGTTACCTGCAAAGATATTATAGCGTTGACGAGTGCCTACAATACTGTACGGCAAGCTCATAATATCGTCAGGGTTATTGATGCGTTTCAAGTTACGTTTAGATGCCATTGCAATGCGTGACACGGTAGGTGACGGTTCTACGCCAAACTCAGGCGCTATCTCACAAGCTAGGTTGTATTTAAACGCGCGTAAATAGCCTGGAGGGAAATGCAAATTAGTTGCCAAGGTAGCAGGCTGGGTTAATTCTTCTACGGATACAAAGTGCCACTCTAAAACTTTTGTAGGCTTAGGATAGACATACATTTCAACGTCAGGGTAAGTCATGTTTACCCATATTACTTGTGGGTAGGTAGACGTCACTGTTTTAACCGCAATACCATTGTATTGTTGTTGGTTAATAAATTTAATGCCAAAAGAAATTCCGCTTGATGGATCTCTAAAATATGTGGAGTCGTCTAACAATATAGGGCGATTGCCTACAAAGTCACCGGTAGGGCCTAGCGTTCTTGACAATACGTTAGGTGGCCAGCTAAACACTTGGTCTTGAGTTGAAAACACGGCTAAACGCTCAGTGTTCCAGCTATCAATCATTTGGTTTAACGCAACTAATGCGTCTTGTGATGTTGCGGCAGATGGAGTTTCGCCTTCGGCTAAGATGCCGAGTAATCGTAACGCTCCATTAATTTGATCGCCTGCGGTAGTGGCCATAATACGGCTCCTTATTCTTTTCTACGTCGTTTGACATCCAGCGTATTGACGGGAGCCGCTTCAGCTACATTTTTAGCTGGCGTATCAGGATTATACTCTATCCATCCGTTTTGTGCATCAGCTTCTGCTTCTTCCATCATAGTAGCTACTTTAGTACCATGAACAGGGTGTCGTAAATATATGGTTGCCATGTTTTATCCGATAAATAAAGAGGAGGTTTTAAGGCCCCCTCTTTTACTTAAGCTGTAATACCTAAGTTTTTTAATACTGTGCGAAGTGCGTTAATTGCAGTTGCTAATTCAGTACCAGACGCAGTGTTTGTTACTGCGGTAATTGCACTAGCTTTAACAATAGGCGTAGTACCGTAAAACCCGATAGTACCGCCTGCATTGCCAAGAATAGCGCCATCTAATTGCTGGTCTTCGTATGCAACACCGATAGGTTTGGTATTAGGCATAATAGTTCCTTTTTAAAAATCCGCCCCGAAGGGCGGAGGTATTACAAAATATTACCTTAAGCTACAACAGCAAATTGCCATTTAGTGCCGTCAGAAATAAACATCTTACCTAAGCCAGTAGCGTTAGTAGTAACGCCAATAGAGCCTGCTGGTGCAGTTGTTGTAGTGCTGTTAGCAGTAACTGCTGTAGTTAAAAAGTATAATCCTGCACCTGAAGATGCTGTAAGGATGCTACCACCAAGTAATTTAGCTGCATCTACGTTACCGTCAGATACTTGATATGGGCCTGCGCCGTTTGGAATTGCCATGATATTTTCCTTTTCTTAATAGATTAAAGAACCCCCACCGAAGTGGGGATTACCTAGACTAACCCCAAATACGGGCAGCCATTTGTGGACGAACTGCGCTGAAGCCATATAGAACGTCAATACGGCAAGGTAAGCGGTCATTGTTGATGTCATATTGACGGACAACACGTAGAGAGATACCGTTGTGTACTTGACGTGAAGCCATGTCAACGCCTTGTGGTAATAACAAGTCAGCAGTCGCAAAAGTGATTGCATCTTTATGGTATACCAAGTTTTGAGCGTATTGAGTAGAAGCTGCACCAACAAAGGTAATAGCAGCACCGTCTTGTGGGAAGGCGTTGATAGTTGCCAAAGCGTTGTTTGGAGTGTACATAGCTGGTGAAACAGCGATGTTAGTCCAAGCGCCACCTGAAGCAGTGTTAGCAGCAGTTACAGTGAATTGTTGTAATGATCCAGTTGACTCACGAGTTTGTGGGTTAACAGCGTACACGTTAGCAACAGTGAACACATCCCCTACAGTAACTGTAGCTGAACCTGTACCGCCGTCGATGCTGATAGTAGATTGGCCTTCAGTAGTGATTGTGCCATTTACTAAGATAGTATCGCTAGTAGAACGTGTACCAGTGGTGTGTTGTTTGATAGATTGAGACATGTTGACTTCTTCAAAGCCAAGAACGCCCATACCCATCATACCGTTTTTGAATTGACGTGAAACAGTGTCAGTTGGGTTAAACAAACCTTTCATACCTTCAACTAAGCCCGCGTTGGCAGCTGGGTTAACAGTTGCATAACGTGGAGACATAACAGCAGCGCCTTCGTTTAGTTTTTGTTGAGCTTGCAACAATACTAATGAAGTTGATGGTGTAGTGCCTGGAGTACCTACTGAGTTGTAGATTGATTTGTATGAGTTAGCAACGTCAGCGTCAACGCTAGAAGCCAATTGTGAGATACGTGGTTTTAATACACGTTCTGCAAAATCGTCTAATTGCATTGTTAGTTCGGCTGAGGTGAAGTTAACGCCAATGTGTTTTTGTGATGCAACGGTCAATGTTGTAAATTGCTCGTTATCATCTTGCACTTGTAAAGCCGCGCCGTCAGTAACTAAAGCACGATCCGGTAAACGGATACGCAATGTAGAACCAATTTTAGCGCCTTCAACGGCAAAAGAATCGTCGTACTGACGATTTACGTTACGTGTGATCACAAGGTTATTCTCTAGGATTTCTAGGGCTTTACGAGTGATCATATCAATGGTTAAGATTGAGTTTGACATGATGTTTCCTTATATAAAAGTTAGCGGTGTTTAGCTTCCCATGCCTTAGCTTGTCTTGACCTTTCGG